CTATGTAGACCAATTGTTTGATGCGCAGCACATCAACGGCGACACCCGCACATCAATGATTCGTGCCATCTTAAAAGGACGTGAGCAGGGCATCCGCAAACAAGCTATCCAAATCGATTTAGACCGGGTGGCTGCTGCAGGTTATGGTATAGACCCAAAAGACACTGAATTACGTGCTGCGGTCGGTGAGCGATTTGAACAGTATGTGGAACAAAATGGTGGCGATGTTTGGGGTGCTGCCACTAGAGCCATGCAAGAATTTAAAGTGGTCCCAGACCAAATCATGAGCATGTTCCGGTCGGCCAATCGTGCTGATGCCCCCAATGTGGCAAATGCTGCTAGACTTTTGATGGAAGCTCAAGATTACGCTCCATCTTCACTGGCTGATTTTAAAAGCGGCGAGATTAGCTTTCTTGAGAACGTAGTTGCTAACATGCGACTAGGTCTTGATACTCAAGCCGCTATCTCAGCTGCGCAATCGTACACCCAAATGACGCCACAACAGAAAGCTGCGTTAGACCGTGAATCTAAGTTGATATTCGAGGACAATGCTGCCGCTCTATCTAAAATGATTGGGAAGCACCCAGCATATGATATTCCGTGGAGTATTTTCGACCCGAAACCGAATGCATTTATGGTCGAAGAGTTTAATGCTCTGACCAAACGTTTCTTGCCTGACGTCGGGTTTAATACACAGGTGGCCCAACAAAAAGCATTCACTAAGTTAAGCCAGAAATGGCAGTTGACTAAAATCAATGGTGATTGGGAACTGGCTAAAAATATGCCACAAGCTCCCGTTGAAGATGTGCGTTCTGATATCGCATCACAGATGCAAGGGAGACTGAAACAGTTCTCTGAATTTCATGGTCGCCAATTCAAATACAATGACGTTAAAATCTACGCTGACCCACTAACACAAATCCAGATAAACGATGGCCAGAAGCCAACATATGCCGCATACCTGATAGTAGATGCTGATAACGGTGTGATCGAACATTTACCTCGATTTACTTGGGATGCACAGGCGGCTGCTGAACGTCGTCGCAGAAAAGCATTGGAGGATGCTACTCGTCGGCGTGAGGTTAGACGTGAATCTGTTGAGCGTTTGACTTCGAGGGAGATCAGAATATGATGGATATGAACGGCGCTATCGCTCGACTGCAGCAGGATTTAAAATCAGGTAAAATTGACCCGGTAGACTTGACTCGTATGGTCGAAGCCATGAATTTCCGGCCTTTACAAGAATCGGCTATAGTAGCCCAAATACCGCAAATCGCCAGTACTCCGACATATGAGGATCCCTCCATAATGGAATTAGAGGATCCGTCGGAGAAAATGCCGGAAGTTCAAATTGGTAGTGGTCCTGTGTTTGAAGGAATTGACGAAAATCAAGACATAGCCCAGATGCCGGAAGTCCCGGTGGATACCCCGGCCCCGGCGGATACCCCGCCCGTCGCCGAGACGGTATCTCCGTCGCGCTCGTCTGGGTCGGGTCGGGTGTATATAGATGATGTACCCGCAGACCGTCCCCGTGGCGCGGGAGTGGCCCGTCTGCCAGAGGCAATGTTGGACCGTCTATATTTTGATCAAGTACAAGCGCTAGTTGACGATCAACGTATGCGAAATGAATCACTGGCACGATTCGCTCAAGCTAAATCAGCATCCATTGGTGACGTGTGGAAAGCCGCTTTCACAACTGAAAACACTGTGGGCGCTTGGTTTGCACGTGAACCGCTGCCACGATTTGATTCGGTGCCGGGATATGACCCATATGAAATATCACCCGAAGATGGCTCCAGTGATATTGACGGATATGAGCAATTTGCTGAATTATTTATGTACAGTCGCAGCCCAGAACAGACGGCAGTGATTAAACAACGTATTGACCGTGAAACACAAAACCGTCAAATCCTACAAGAACATGGGTTCCAAGGATTTTTAGCAACCGTCGCGGCTGGCGTGACGGACCCAATCACCCTCGCGACGATGGCCATACCTATCGCCCAAGGCGCTAAAATTGGTACTCACATGGCATTCGCTGCCGGGTCAGCCGGGGCCACCGAAATAACATTGCAAGCGATGCAGGACACCCGGACTATAGAGGAGTCAATCACCAATACGGTGGGCGCGGCTTTGTTGACAGGTGTTTTAGGAAGCGCTGTTACATACTTGACGAAAAGCCAAAGGGATGCTATAATAAAGGATATGGCCGATATCGCGACCGACGCCCCAAAATCTGTGGGCGCAGCGCAATTCGGAGCGGCTGGCGCGAAACCGATAATCGAGGGGCCACTGGCGTATATGGCTGGGTTGATGACTAAAATCACACCATTGGGGCGCACCATCCAATCTGAGATAGGACTTGTTCGTGCCACTGCCCAGAAATTAGTCGACACTAAAATCCGTGTTGAGGGTGATTACACTCCAACATCGGCTGAATCTTTAATCAAACGTGATTACAGTGAGGTCAATGCCGCCATTGTCCAAGTACGTAACATCATGAACGACAGTGGGTTGCCCCCACGGGAATTCAATCGTATGCTAGTGGAGTCTATGCGTCGGGGCGATAAATCCACCAATCCACTAATCGAAAAAGCCGCCGGCATTCTACGTAAACAGATTGATGATATGTGGGAACGTGCTTACCAACAGAATCTTCCTGGAACGTGGCGCATGGTCCCGGATGGCGAGGGCGGTGAAATCAAGGAAAAAGTGGGCGCTACCACTGCGGCGTCTTACATGACCCGCCGTTACGATTTAAATGTTATCCGGAACAATCCTGAGGGCTTCAAACGGGCGTGGGCTGCAGCAATCGCCGACCAGCGTATTCGTGATGGCAAATCGCCATTGGATCCGGACGATATGTATGAATTGACTACCGACATCTATGAAAAGATTATAAATCTGCGTGATGGTGATGTCCATTGGGAAGTGGGGCCATCAGGCGCGGCCATGTTGAAAGAGCGGGTCGATGTTCGCGACGAATTCTTGGAAGAATTTTTGATCCAAGATTGGGAAACGTTGATGAATGGTTACGCTCGATCGTTAGCTCCCCGTACCCGGATAGCGGAAATGTTCGGCCAAAACACGGGTGAGTTCGACATGAAAACCGTGTTAACCCAGATAAATAATCAATATAGTGTACAGATCAACGCTTTAGATAAAAGGATTGATCTGGCCACAGGCAAAGAGCGCAATAAGTTAGTCAAAGAGCGGAATGAATTAGCATCCAAAATGGAATCTGAAATCCGTGATATCGAAGTGATGCGGGACCGCTTATTGAACGTAGATCAAGAAGCCAGTTGGATGAACCCGGAGAACCGGGGCGTGTTGTCCGCTTTACGCGGAATGCGTTCATGGAATATCATATCTATGTTGTCTAACATTCTGATTTCATCTATCCCAGACATGGCACGCGCCATCACTTACAATGGTGGCATCAAATTCGCCAAAGCATTTGCTAAATCTGCATTTTCTCGCGATCTAAAACGGTCCAACTTACCGAAAGACGAATTAGCCAAATTAGCATCAGCCATGGAACGAGCGTCGGCTTATCGGCTAGGTCATTTAACAGAAGTAGAAGATGGCGTTGTCCATACCGCTTTTGACAAATATATGCACAAGGCCGCTGACCTCGTTTTAACGGCATCAGGTTCCAAGCACTGGAACTCGACCATGAAAACGGTAATAGGATATTTGGCTTCTGATAAGATCGGTATGGCCCTCAAGTCTATGAAGCCTGCTGACATATCGTTCCTCAAGCGAATGGGCCTGACAGACGATATGATCAAACGGGCTAAGGTAGATTTCGATAAATATGCCACCAACGACGATGGTATGTGGTCACTGAATATCGGACGTTGGAATAATCGCGATTTAGTTGAAAATATCGAAGCGGGTGTAATCAAAGAAGCTAATGGGATGGTTATAACTCCGGGTGCTGGCGATCAGCCACTATTAATGACCACCGAAGTAGGTCGGACAGTGTTTCAGTTTATGTCATTCGCTATGGCGGCCACTAATCGTATGACTCTCCCGTTGATGCAAGAGGGCGGTATGCGGCCATGGCTTGAGATATCAACTCAAATAGCTTTAGGTGCAGGCGTTTATGCGTTGCGCCAGAAAATGGCAGACAAAGAAATCAGTGACAGACCGGAAGTGATATTAGTTGAAGCCATCGAAAAGACAGGTCTTCCTGGCTACGGTGCTGCGCTGTTCAACGCTGGCGCAGGTTTGATGGGTATTAGCCCATTGAGCGATGAAGGCCACTATTATCAGCATAATGGATTAAGTCGCGTTATGGGTCCGTCCGCTGGATTGGTTGAAAATTTGCTGCGTATACCGAACGCCGAAACATCACCAGAACAAAGAGCCAAATCTATACGTAAATTGATGCCCATGCAAAACCATTTCATTTTGAGGAATCTGTATGATAAGCTCGAAGAGGAAACGGCTGATATGTTTGGCGCACAGACGTCACCGAATTTTTAGGAGATTTAAATGACCATTCTTACGCAAACCAACAAGAATGAATATATCGCCAATGGCTCAATGGACGCGTTTGAGTATACTTATATTGTCCTAGATGCGGCTCACATGGTAGTATATTTAGACGGTTCTCCTCTCTCTAGCGGCTACTTGGTGTCTGGTGTCGGTTCTCCTACGGGCGGGACGGTGACGCTAAATACGGCTCCAGCATCCGGTGTTGTGGTCACTTTATTACGCGAAGTGCCTTTGGTTCAACAGACCGACTACACCGAGTATGATGCATTCCCCGCCGAGACACATGAACGGGCGTTAGATAAACTCACGCAAATCACACAACAATTATCTGAGGCCGGTGAACGCCAATTAAGTCGCGCTCCGGGTCGGCCCAATTGGGATGCACAAGGCCGTAGAATTACTAATGTCGCCGACCCCGTTGATCCCAATGATGCTGCTAATAAAGGTTACATCGATGAACAAACTCAAAGTGCCGCTGATTCCGCTGAATTGGCCAGACAAGAGGCAGATAGAGCCAAGCAAGAGGCGAATAATATTCGCCAAGAATACGAAGACTTCGTTGAACTTTTATATCTAACGGATGATGATACCAGTGTCACAGTGGCCGTTGCTCAATTCGCTTTAATATCAGAAACAACCGACAGTTTAGTACTGTCCTTGAACACATAGGACCAATTCATGTCAAGAACAAATTTTGAGTTACTTAAAAAATCGGCTGTTACGCAAATAGCTAGTGACCTCGCTCAAGTGGTTGAGCAGCAAACACAGGCACAAATAAATGCGCTTAGTGACGATGTTAAGTCTGCGATAAGCGCAAGCGGCTGGATGCCTGCTGGAGAATTTGCCACAGGTTTTACATTTACTGCGCGTAACCAGATTGGTTTCGATGCAAATGGTAACGCTTGGAGCTATAACGGCAGCTTACCGTTTACTGTACCAGCAGGCACTGTTCCATCTGAGCCAACATATACTAACCGTGGCGATGCAGCATTACGCAGCGCCCTAGCCGCCCCTGATAGCACTGTGCAGGTTGGTGGGGTTGCTGCTAGGGATTTGGTTAGGCGTTACTTTGAGGTTGTTCGCATTTCTGATTTTGGTACCAAAGGTGACGGGATAACTGACGACACAGCAGCAATACAAGCCGCGCTGAACTATGCAAATACTAAAGCTGGGTGGATAGTGGTTGAGGTTCCGCCGTCTCCATCTGGTGGCGAGTATATATTCACCACACTTAAAGTTTACAACAAAACCATATTTAAAGGGGCGGGAGGCGTATTGAAGTTCAGGGATAATACTGTTGTAAATGCTGGAACTTACTACCCAATAAATAATCTAGGTGAAACCGATGTTATTTACTACAAACTAATTGTTGATGGTAATGGTAGAGGTAATGTGGCGTTTGTCCCTACAGTATGTGACATTATAACTTGTACTGGGGAAAGATCATCAATTATAGATTGCCATCTGTTTGACGCTGTAGATTCAGGAATTATGTTTTCTGCGGCTAAGGACGGGAGGTGTCAAAATAATTATATAGATGGCGCACCGGACTTATGTATTTATGTCAACGGCAATAACATTGGTGATCAGGATAACGCGATAATTTCGGGCAATATATGCAAAAACGGCAAGAAGGGCGGTGGTATAGGAGTTAAGCGCCATGCGAGCAACTTAGTGATCACTGCCAACACTATTTCTGATTGCGGCAACGGCATCGTTGTGGAGGATTTCGGCGGTGGGGTATACCCGAAAAACCTTCAGGTCACCAACAATCATATAAATAATATAGGGTGGGTGCATCGCGACTCAGCTCCGGCGGAGCGCGGAATATCAGTATCTGCGTCTGATAACATTAATGTGTCAGGAAATATAATTAGGAACTGCTCCGGTCAGGTAATATACATCGGAAATGTATCAAAAGGGATTGTTAGCGCAAATAACTTAACTGGGTATACTCCATCTCCGTCAACAATAAACGTTGGAATATTCACGCTATCCCCTATAGATTGCATTTTCTCGAAAAATAATATAAGTGGTGTGCAACATCAGGGGTTTTTTAATACATCCCCTGTTAAGTGCGTATACAATGGGAATATTGTCTACTCAACAGGTAGTGGGATGCGATTTAACGCAGCCACAAATGATTGCGTTGTTACAGAAAATATTGTTTCAGCAAGTAACTCTGTTGATTTCGAGATATTTGCCGGAGCAAAGCTGTTACGGAAAAACAACTTCTCTATGAGTCAGCCAGCAAATTCATTAGCAAGAGTAGATTGGCGGGTGGTGGCGGCCGGTCAGCCGCTACCTAACGCAGGGACTTTAGTTCCGCAATATGTTGGTGAAAATGTCATCCATTTGGCTGCAAATACGCTTTGGGTGGCTATAGGGACTGGAACAGCCGAATACAAGCAGATTGGCTAGTTATTAAACGATAAGGCTTTAGATTAAGACTTATCGTTGTACAAGTAAATCTGTCTGCACGAAGTTAGGTTTAGTTAAAACAAAGCCCGCACCTGCGCGGGAATCTCAGGAATATGTATGTTAGATAAAATGCTAATAAGTGACGAGGGGTTTGGGTTAAAACCCTATCGCTGCAAGTGAGGTGATTGATGATTAACAAAATAGTAATCCACTGCGCCGACACATTTGCTGATATGGATATTGGCGCAAAGGAGATTTACCAATGACAACACTAACCGAAATGCTAATAGCAGACGAGGGGCTTGAATTAAAGCCCTATCGCTGCACGGCTAACAAGCTCACTATAGGTGTGGGACGCAATCTTGAAGATACAGGTATTAGCAGGAATGAAGCCATGTACCTGCTCGATAATGACATTAAGCGCGTGGAAGCTGGGCTGATGTCAAGCGGTACATTTAACGCGCTAGACGAGCCGCGCAAAATGGCGCTAATTAACATGGCGTTCCAGCTTGGGGTGCGCGGCTGCTTTGCATTTAAAAAAATGTGGGCGGCTTTGGCGCGTCAAGACTGGCAGGCCTCGCACGACGAAGCGCTTGATAGTCGGTGGGCGCGACAGACGCCGCAGCGCGCGCAGCGTATTGCTGCTATACTATTGACTGGTAAAATAGAGGGTTACTAAAATGCAAGACGTAAAACCGTGGTATCTGAGTAAAACTTGCCCGACATTTAATGTTAAAGCGTGGGCAGCAGGATTATGAGCATATTAGCAGGCGGCTTAATAGAGCTTGGCAGCACACTTATAAAACGGTTGATACCTGATAAAGAGGCCCAAGCCAAAGCAGAACTCGAACTTTTGTTGATGCAGCAACAAGGAGAACTCAAGCAATTAGAAACAAGAATGAGTGCAATACTAGCAGAAGCGCAGTCAGCAGACCCGTGGACAAGTCGCGCTCGCCCTAGTTTTATGTATGTTTTTTACTTTGTGATTATCGTGTTGACATTCGTTGCTCCGCTTGTTGGTATATTCAGCCCGGAAGCCATGAAGCAGTTTTACGAAAACGTCGGTTATGGATTTGGTGCAATACCAGAAGAGATGTGGTGGACCTTTACTGTGGGTTACTTGGGCTATAGCGGTGCGCGCACATTTGAAAAACGGAAAGGTCTCACAAAA